AAATAAACATATCTTCAGTTGTTGTTTTAAGCCATGGTTCTACCTTATATCCATTTACAGTACCATCTCTTGCTTTAACTTCAAATACCATAATAGGATTAGTAACAACTAGCATAGTTCTATCTTTTTCTTCAGAAGCTGCTACCTTGGCAAATATCTCTTCACCATTTTTAAATTTAATTGTTCCGTAAAAGTCGTCTTCAATCCCCATCTTTTTTTAACTGTATAGTGATTATGTCATAATTAAAATTTTCTGAGTTGTAAATCTTAATTCGTTCAATGAAATGATTTAGTGTGTAATTCTTTTTGGAGTTATGAGTACAATCATCGGCAATATCATAAAGCATCGCTTTAATTTTATTTTTCCCTTTTCTTAGTACTCTCCCTATAGATTGTAAATTTCTTATTCTAGATTTGCTTGGTGAAGCAAAAATTACATTATGCAAATTCTTAATGTTTATACCAGTTGAGAATGTTCCGTAAGATGCAACAATCACCGCATTGTTTTCTTTTTCGGTAATTTCTCTTACTTTTTCTCTTTCTTCTGCATCCACTCCACCATGGATAAAGAATACCTTTCGGTCACCTCGCTTGAAACTATTTATCTTTTCAAAAAGTATTGCACCATGTGTTTCCACTCGGCTATATAACACCAGTGTATTACCTTTTAAATCTAAAGTCAATTTACTAATGAAATCATTTCTTTGTGTATGTGATATTAAATATTGAATTTCATCTTCATATACATCAAACTTTTGTGGAGGATGTTTGAGCACTAAACAAGTAATATCTAATTTAGAAAGATAACCTTTCTCTTGCAATTCCTTTGTTCTAACGATCTTATATGATGGTCCAAATAGTCCTTCTAAGACCCATTTATGGGTCTGTGTGCCATCTAAAGTTCCAGTGAATCCAAACCTATGTTTAGCAGTATGTAACTTGGTCATGATCTCAATTAGAGATTTAGACTTAAACTGATGTGCTTCATCACCAATTACAACACCAAACTTCTCAAACCATTTTCTTTCTAACTTATAGATAGATTGCCAAGTTGTTATGACTATTGGTTTATCAGTTTCCTTTTCTTTTCCTGCATAGATACGGTGACAATATGTCTCAGAATCCCAACCATAATCCCGAAAATCTTTGTACATCTGCTCTACAAGAGATGTCGTTGGAACAACTAACAATATTTTTTCGTGCTTATCTGTGTAGTATCTTACTAGAGCGTAAATCATCAGTGATTTGCCGGATGCAGTGGGAGATATCAATAGCCTTCTATTATGCTTCAAGGCATCATATACTCCATCAATCTGATAATCTCTAGGTTTATGTCTAGAGATAGCAGTCATATATTGCTTAACACCTTCATAAGAAATTAAATTATTAACTTCAAATGGTTGCCCAAAATATTTGTTCTCTTCAAAGAAATAAGTATATCCATACCTATTACAAAAACTTACAATCTTATCTAACAGTCCGACATAAATTTGTCCGTTAGATGTAGAGAATAAACGAATTTTTCCATCCCAATACTTGTTACGGTATTGAGGCATAAACTTTGCACCTTCCACGTCGAAAGTGAAGTGATCTGATAATTCCTGATAGACATGAGGTTCGGCTTGTACTTGGAGGAAAACCTCATTCTTTTTTCCTATAACAACATCAGCATTATGAGTATTAATCAAGGGAACCCATACATCTATGAGTATTTATTATTACTTCAAAAGATATTTAAATCCATTGCAAGAGTATATCTTTTAAAAGGAAGTGAATAAGATGGAACTGAATGATACATTGCACCAGGAAAAATTACCATACTATTTGATCTAGACCTAAAAAAATATTCACTTCCATTTTTCATATACATAGTTCCATTGTTTATAAAGCGAGTTGTTTTTATATAATATATGCAAAAATATGGAACATATGGATGATTGTGCCAACACATTTCATCTTTTTTTCCACTATTCCAATTTATCCAAGCATTTTCAACATATAAATTTGGACTAAACTTTTTTTTAAGTATTACTGAAAGACGATAGCAAGTATGCTGAAATTTAGGATGTATATGTAATGATCCTGGTGTTTGTTTACTAGGTGGAAATGACTGGTTAAATCTATTTTGTAACTGTTCTTTTCCAAGCAATAAAGGTTCACAATCTTCTATAAGTTTTTTTCTATGTTCTTTAGAAAAAACATTATTAAGAATAATTTTTGGTTCTTTAATCATTATCCCAATCCAGATTGGAATCTCATAAATTCAATAGCATTCTTAATCTGATATGTTCTATTCTGAATAACCTTAAGTATACTTTCAAGATAAACTAACATCGTATCATAGTAATCTATCTTAAGAGATGTATTAGAAAGTTTCTCATCAGCATCCAGATACTTTGTCATTGTATCTTTATCTCTAATCTTCTTTGGAAAAGGATTCTCTACATATACTTCTGGGTCTGCTTTCCCACTAAAATATTCATACCGTTCATGACGGATATTTTTCCTTTGCTGCTCTGCTTTCTTTCTTAAAAGGAATATAGTATTATATAATTCAAAGTATTTTGCATGAAGAGATGGGATCTTCAATGATTCTTCGTGTAGATTGTCTCGGTCTATATTTGAATCTCTTTCCCACATCTCTTGAAGTGTTTCAAGAGTTATTGTCATGAAGGATCATATATTTTATCAACTAACAAATCCTTACCACTAATATCAGTTATATCGTAAATAAGATATTTAAAACTTACTTCTGCGGTAAAATATTCAATATCTGTCATTGTAGCATCAAATTGCATCGTAGTCAATGCATATGGAAAACACTGACGAAAATTCACATGGAATTTGGGGATCATTGAACTTGATAATACCTGGAGTGTTCCATCAGAAAAAATATTTTCCATAGATCTTGTTGGAAGATCCATTGACATATTACCAGTATTTTGAAGTTCTTTTATTTGATCTAGTTTTTCTGGATAACCCAATCCCCTTAACCAATTTTGAATCTCCATATAATTGGATAAATCTTCATCAACCATAAACTCCAAAGATAAATCTCCAAACTGAAGTTTATCTCCTGGTTGATCAATATTTTTTAAGTAAGTTGGTTGGATTGCAGTATCTAAAGTTAGATCTGGAATATTTGCTTTATTGCAAAAATAAGCTGCTTTAGGTGCTCTTACTAAGGTAAATTTAAACCCAGTAGGTGATAGAAAATTTCTGTTTTCAATTTGTCTTGGCATTATTTCCCTCCACCATTGCCGCCACCGCCGTTACCGTTGCCACCGTTACCATGGCCACCATTGCCATTACCATTTCCATTCCCGTTATGGGACCCATTACCGTTGCCATTTCCATTTCCATTACCATTTTTTCCGTTATCGTGGTGTTTATGATATGATCCTCCCCAATATCTTCCTCCATATTTGGGTGGCATCATAACACATTTCTGCCGAAGACGATCATAATATTGTCCTTCTGGACATTTAGGAATCTCATCTTCTTTATTCTCTTCTCTAAGTCCTTGGAATTGCCTATAAGTCTTTCGTATTCTTGCTGCAGTTCGTGCTGCTTCAATATTTACAAATTCCTTTGAGGCATCAACCATCTGATCAATAGAAGGACCATCACTACTTTTATCCAACTCCAATTTCATCACTGGATATACATTTGAGAATCTCCATTTTGCTTCACCTGGTTCTGCAGGAGTTTGATAATCCTGAGACAATAAATTCTCATCTCTAGGGAAAAGGAATGGCGTAAAATTTGCCACATTTGCCCCATTAACATTTAGAGTTTCTTTTATGAAGTCTTTATAGTGTTTCATACAGTTATTTAGTTCTTAAAACCGTCAGAAAGTACATTGGAATCCCAATAACCAATGCAAGAAATATAAAAAATCCAATCTCTGTTATTAAATTCTGTAACCATGTACTTACAAACATAATTTTAGATAAAAAAAGGACCGCCGAAGCGGTCCTTTGAATGTGAATGGAATATATCCATCTTCTTCACATGAGGTTCTTGACTGTAACGCGACGATAGTAGCGGTTCTGGTTTGTTTGCAAACGTCCAAGTCCTTGGGTAGTACCCTCGGCAAATGGGTTGGCAACCATACCATAACGAGTCTTGAATCCAATTTTTGGTTGGAAGGAGTTCTCGCCAACTGCACGTACCATTTGGAGAGGAACGTAAGGGCAATAGAACAATCCAGCGTCATAAGGTGAGGAACCTTTGTATCCACAAACGTAGTACTGGTTTCCACCTTGAGGACCACCTGTGCCGACTAGGTTAGCAGCATAAGGGTCGATGTATACGCGATACTTACCTTGCAGAGTTCCTGCGAAAGTATTACCGGTGTCATCAACGTTCAGGTTGGCATTAAGTGCAGGGGTGTAATCAAGTACACCAGCCATTGTAAGAGCACTAGCAACGTCTGCAGAGCAGAGGATGATGTTGCCCTTCCCGCGACGAGTTCTTTGTGCGATTGCGTTAGCATCACGCTCGATTTGGAATAGCAGACCCTTAAACTTCTCAACGCTCCAACGACCGTTACTGTCGATGTCGAGGTCAAACTGACCTGCTTGTGCAACGTTCTGTACAGCGCCTTGCTCAGCAACCTTGTAGATAGTACGGATAACTTCGCGGTTAATTTCAGCGAGGATCTCAGTACTCAGGATGTTAGCAAGTTCTGCTTCAGCGTTCAATCCGTGGATTGCCTTAAGGTCTTGAGCCAGTTCCAAACTGTACTCGGCCTTCAGGGCGCGTGACTTAGCAGTAACCGTGACTTTCTCGATCGAGAATGCCATCTGGTTGAAGGCATTATTAGCACTACCATCAAGGGATTCAGCGTCGGCTGTAGGGAGTCCCTGACCAACGTTGTAAGCCGTAGAAGTAGCAGAACCAACAGGGTTCAGAACTCCAGGGTTAGTACCGGCCTGAGTCGTAGTACCCATACCAACGTTCTGATC